AGGTCGTGGACGAACGATGCCCATCCTCCACCCGCTCGGTCGTCGGTGTCAAGCCCGGGGGTGGATGGGTTGCTCCGGCGGGTGGGGTGGCTGCTTCGATGGGTATAGTACATCCACCACTAAACCGGTACAATCGGTAACTATCGTGCAACATGTCCACACAATCTTCACATATGCGACACAATGTCCACACATCACGCATGTGTGGATACGCACGCAGATGCGGGCGCGTATGTACGTGTAGGCACGCACATGCATGGCTAGGCATCCGCTCGTGTGGGCACGTGCCCGCTCAGATGAGCACTGCCAGAGCGCGGACAAACTAGGACAAGCCATGGCAGGCCGGGCGCGGACAAGTCGGACAAGTCATGACTCGTGACCCGGGCATTGTTAAACCAGCCCGTGAGTGTGAGTGTTAGTCCCCTAAAATTTGCACCATACATACATGTGATCTACGTCACACTCGGAAGCTAGAGCCCAGTCGCAGCAAGGGTTGTGAGCTTCCGGAGTCTCAGGTTCCAGAAGACTTTGCAATCTCTTTACCAAACTGCCTCGTCAAAAAGACCCTGGGGACGCCTCTATATATAGTGAGGAGTGAGCGCAGCGAGCGACGAGCGTTCATGTGAGAGTACAGCGGTGTAAGCGAGCTGACTACATACAACCACCACCCCCCCTGAAGGGGGGTGGTGATGGAAGCTTTATTAAACCGTCTAAACTCTTATAGTTATAAGAAGGGGTTGAGGTAACAGCATCCCCCTTCAGGGGATCTTTCATCCGTTCCTCAACTCCACGGCCCCTCGGCCGTGGAGAGTGAAGACGTGTTGACACGTGTTAACACTCTAAGTGAGGACGGGGTATGGCGAAGGTCTACAAGACATCGGATGGTAAGACCTACAAGACGGACCCAACGAAGCTTAAGTCTGCACAGCAGACGAAGAACAAGGTCTACCAGTCCGACACCAAACTTCGCAAGCAGACCTTCATCAACTACGCCAAGAACGGTAAGGGCGTCAAGGAAGCTTGTCAGGACATGGGTCTCACCCTTGCCCAGTACAAGTACCTTCGTCAGTCCGATGGCGAGTTCCGTGCCGAGATGGACAAGCTTCGCCTCATGGTGGGGTCGTCCGCCCTAGCGGACGACAACCGCGTCAACATCGCTCCCTTTGCTGAGTGGTGCGAAGAGTACTTGGACACCAAGCTCTTCAACCATCACCTACAGTGGATAGACCTTCTAGAGGGCGATGAACCTCGTGGGCTTCACGAGTCACAGACTTATATCAAGGGCGAACCTGAGTTCCTATTGATCAACACTCCTCCCGAGCACGCCAAGTCCACCACCATCACGATGAACTATGTGACATACCGGATCTGCCAGGACCCGAACATCCGAGTCATCCTCGTGTCTCAGACACAGGAGATGGCCAAGAGGTTCCTTCGTGGCATCAAGGACAGGTTGGCCTCGGAGAACAAGAACTACCAGAAGCTTCAGATCGACTTCGGCCCTGAAGGTGGATTCGATGCTGGTGCCGCTTCGTGGACTGCGGACGCCATCTATGTCAGCTCTTCGACACGTGACTCGGGAGAGAAGGACCCGACCGTGCAGGCCCTTGGTATCGGGGGTCACATCTACGGATCCCGTGCGGACCTGATCATCCTTGATGACTGCGTGACCGGGAAGAACGCTCACGAGTACGAAAAGCAGATGGACTGGCTTCAGAGAGAAGTCTACAACCGGCTCTCGTATCCTGGTGGTCGCATCCTTCTGGTTGGAACGAGACTCGCCCCAGTTGATCTTTACGGTGAAATCACCAAAGACGACTACTACGGGGAAGAGGCTTCGCCCTGGACGTATCTCACTCAGCCAGCGGTGCTGGAGTTTGCCGAAGACCCTAAGCAGTGGCAGACCCTCTGGCCCAGAACCAACCGTCCTCCCGTATCGCTAGCGGGCAAGCAGCTAGTTGAACAAGATGAGGATGGCCTCTGGCCCATGTGGACTGGAGAGGCGCTTAAGAAGCGTCGCTCCGCTATGAGTCCTAGAAACTGGGCCCTGGTCTATATGCAAGAATCCGTAGTCGAGGATGCCGTCTTCCCCGTGAAGGCGGTCACCGGCTGTGTGGACGGTATGCGTGCAGCCGGCGTCATGATCAAGGGTGCCCCAGGGCATAGGCAGCATGGCATGGATGGGCTGTATGTCATCGGGGGCTTCGACCCCGCGATGACCGGCAACTCTGCTTCTGTCATCGTAGGCGTGGATCGCATGACCGGCAAGCGTTACATCCTGGACGTGTGGACCAAGGGCAGGCTTAAGCCCGACGACCTCTTCGACAAGATCAAAGAGCAGACGGTTAAGTACGGCATTAACGAGTGGCGTATCGAGACCAACGCGATGAACCTGATGGTCTCGGAGAACCGGGAGCTAAAGCAGTTCCTCGCTTCTCGTGGCTGCTTGCTTCGTGGCCACTACACCGGCAAGAACAAGTGGGATGCCGACTTCGGCGTAGCCTCCATGTCTGCCCTCTTCAACGGGCACGAGAAGGGCGATAACCTGATCCACCTTCCCTCTCGCTCTAACAGCGAAGGGGTGAAGTCGTTGATCGAACAGCTCACCACCTGGGAGCCGCTTCCCCCCGGTGTGAAGACCAAGAAGAAGACGGACACCGTAATGGCTCTGTGGTTTGCAGAGCTTGGTGCTCGTGACATGGTCCATCAGGGAGACTCGGTCTTTCACGTGGCCAACGAGTATCAGTCGCCCCGAGACAAGCAGAAGACAGTTACGATCGATCTGGACTACATGAGCCAGGCGGAACAAGCAGGAGGAGGTGGATGGTGGGGAGCATAGGAGCGCGAGCCGCCGACCGGCTCGCTTCGGTAGTTGGTAGCTGGTCCTTCGTCATAGGGCAGGCGTTCTTCCTGCTTGCGTGGTTCACGTTCAATACGGTGGCATGGTTTGCTCACTGGGACGTTTACCCGTTCGTGTTGGCCAACTTGTTCATGTCCGCAGAGGCGGCGTTTACTGGGCCTATCATCTTGATGAGCAGCAACCGCGCGGCAGCCCAAGACCGTCGTACATTCGAACTCGACTTGAAGAACGACACCGAGACCAACAACCTGGTCAGGTCAATCGCCAAGAAACTAGGGATAGAAGATGACTAACGTGTCCGAGGTGTACGACCTTCTGAGCGTCGCCCAGGGCGAGGTGAACTACCACGAAGGCCACAACGCCTCCGGATGGGACAACATCCAAAAGTACTCTGAACAGGTTCCCAGTCTGAAGTGGTCGGATGGCCAGGCGTGGTGTTGCACCTTCGTTTCTTGGTGTGCGATGAAGTCGGACAACGCGGCCCTCTTCCCTTGCACGGCTTCTTGTGCTGTTGCTGTTGAGTGGTTCAAGCATGAGAATCGGTTCAGCGACTATCCCGCCATCGGCGCCCAGGTCTTCTATGGAGTGCATGGCGATGCCCACACCGGCATCGTCAAGGACTACGACGATACCTACATCTATACGGTAGAGGGTAACACCAACACTAACGGTTCGGCCGAAGGCGATGGTGTCTATCTGAAGACTCGCGTCCGCAAGGACGCCTACGTGTACGGCTACGGCTACCCGAAGTACAAGGATGGCATCCACTCCGCTGATCCCAAGTACGCAGTGGAGAAGCCGACCGCCAAGCCGCCGGTCCCTCCCACGCCCGTCCCTGCCAAGCCGACTCCTGTGTACGCGCCCTTTCCGGGCGCGTCCTTCTTCAGGCTGGGCAAGAAGGGTGATCTAGTTACTGCCATGGGCAAGCGCCTGGTGGCTGAAGGCTACAAGGGCTATAAGGTCGGCCCCGGTCCCGAGTTCTCCCGGGCGGACCTGAAGGCGTATGCCTGGTACCAGCGGAAGCTGGGTTACTCTGGCGGCGCCGCTGATGGCTATCCGGGTCCCGCCTCTTGGGCTAGTCTCAAGGTGCCCAAGAGTTGAGGAGGTGAGTCATGGCTTTGGATATCGAAAAACTCGCAGCGAGAGTCGAATCACTACGCCGTGCCTCCGCAGAACGAGACGAGCGCATGCACAACGTGCACGACGTTCGCTCTGGTGAGATCGAGACCGTCATGCCGGGCGTCATGCCCGATGCGTGGCCTCGACCCATTGTTGCCAACCTGGTGGATACCTCGGCCCGTGACATAGCAGAGGTCATGGGTGTGATGCCGTCGATCAACTGTGCATCCGGCATCATCACCACGGACAAGTCCAAGAAGTTCTCTGGCAAGCGCACCAAGATTGCCAACCACTACGTACTAGAGTCCAAGCTTGCGAACGGGTCTCAGGTCCAGTTCTGCGACTACTACAATACGTACGGTATGGCGATCTATGTTGTTGAACCAGATTTCGAAGACAAGCATCCTCGGATCCGTGTTGAGGATCCGATGGGCGTGTACCCGGAGGTTGACCTTCAGGGCCGTGTGCGCTCTTACACCAAGGTGTGGCGAGAGAAGGCGATCACCCTCGCGTACAAGTTCCCTCACCTGATTCGCTTCCTCCAGTCGAACGAGACCGGCGGGGGCGCCGGTCAGGATATGGGATGGCAAGAGCGAGAGATCGAAGTCGTGAAGTACTGCGACCCCGATCAGATCACGATGTACCTTCCCGCTCATGGCAACGTCGTTGTGGACAGCATGCCCAATCCCTTGGGCAAGGTCTACGTCGCTATCGCCAAGCGTCCCGGCTTCGATGGCGACACCCGAGGCGCCTTCGATGACGCCATCTGGGTTCAGCTTGCCAAGGCTCGCATGGCACTTCTAGCGCTAGAGGCAACAGAGAAGTCTGTTCGCGCTCCGCTCGTCGTGCCTCGTGATGTGCAGAAGATGACCTTCGGCGATGATGCAATCATCCGCACGGACAATCCGCAGGGTGTCCAGCGGGTTGGACTCGACGTTCCTCAGTACGCCTTCCAAGAGGGAAGCATGCTGGACAACGAGGCTCGGACTGCCATGCGTAGTCCGGAGGCTCGCTCTGGAAACATCGATGCCTCCGTCATTACCGGTCGTGGTGTGCAGGCCCTCATGGGTGGATTCAACACTGTCATCTCTACCGGACAGAATGTTATAGCGGACGCCCTTAGGCGTGCGCTATACCTCTGCCTAGAGATGGATGAGAAGCTTTGGCCCGACCTTAAGAAGACGATCCGTGGAGTCGCGCAGGGTACTCCCTTCGAGGAGACCTACATCCCGTCCAAGGACATCAACGGTAACTACACGGTCGATGTCACCTACGGTTTCGCGGCTGGTCAAGACCCGGCGCGTGCAATCGTTGCACTTCTTCAGCTTCGTGGTGATCAGCTTGTATCACGCGACTTCGTCCAGCGGCAGTTGCCCATGGATCTTGACGTGGTACAGCTTCAGGTCCAGATCGATAATGAGCAGTTCACCGACGCCCTGAAGCAGGGCATCCAGCAGTACATGGCTTCCATTCTCGTCATGGCCCAACAGGGCCAGGACCCTACCGATGCATTGACGAAGATGGGCAAGCTCATCGAGCTGAGGGGAAAGGGTTCCGCTGTACACGACGCTGTACTTCAGGTCTTCAAGCCCCCGCCCCAGGCTCAGCAGTCACCGCAGGATGCAGCCATGGCGGCCCTACAGGGGGCCTCTAGTGGCTCGACACCAGCTCCCGGTACTCCTGGTCAAGGTGGACCTCCCAGCCCCGCACAGGCGCAGCCTGGGGCCATGGACATGCAGAGGCTCCTGGCGGGTCTCTCCAGTAACGGCAATGCTACAGCCAGCGTACAGACGAGACGACAAGGACCTATTGCATGAGCTGCGAAGACCACCACCTAGGCATGAACTACGTACAGGTGAAGCCAGGGAAAGAACCTGAAATGAAGTCCTGGTGCTTCACCTGTCGCAAGTACCCTGTCCTACGGCAGGTCGCGCTTGGCGCGGAATCAGAGCCGCCTGTTAAGGCAGCGGCTAAGCGAACCCCAAGGAGTACCAATGGCGTTCGAAGCAGTTGATGCTAGCGGCGGCGATACCTGCTTTCCGCAGCACCCGAGGGCTGGAGAGTGGGAGACCCTGAAGGGCCGCATGCTCCCGCCCGTGATCGAGGCTCCGCTGGAGTCCGTCGCCGAAGGCGACAGTCGTCACATCGACAATCCCGCTACGGTGGACTGGAGTGCGAGTGTCATCGTGGACACCCCGCTCACCCCCGGTGGCGGAGCGATGGCCAAGTAAGCAATGTGAGGCGGGGCCTTTGGGCCCCGCTGATCAACTGAACCAGGAGAAGAAGTGGCAGAAGTAAGCGGACCTGGCAAGTTTAGCCAGCGCACGGACAAGGCGGTGAGCGCCGCCAACAACACCCTGCCGAATGCTGGCTACGGAGAGAACGCGGACTACCAAGCCCAGAAGTCCGGCGCCCCGATGGCCACTCAGCCTGGAGGTGGGAACGTTGATCTTTCTTCGATTCTTGGTAACGCAGCTCAGAATGTTGTACCCATCGGATCCCCGACTCAACAGCCTGATGTGCCCGTCACGGATGGAGCCGCAGCGGGCGCTGGTCGTGGTGTTGAAGCTCTCGGACTCCCCAACCAAAGCCTCCAGGACCTACAGTCTCTTCAGCCGTACTTGCCCGTTCTAGAGTTCATGGCCAACCAGCCCGGAGCTTCATGGGCTATGCGAAACGTGGTTCGGCAGGTGAAGGCGAATGGATAACACGACAGTCGATTCGCACAACGATCCCTGGAATCGCACGCCAGAGTACACCTATCCCGGCCAGTGGTTCGATGACATGGGTGCGTTGGCGTTGACCTTCGGCGATTCACCCATCCTGGGTATCGACCTGGCGAGAGCGCAGATGTCGCGTGCGCAAACGAATGACCTAGCAGTGAACTTGAACAAAGCTGACGTAACCCCCTACGATCAGCCGGGTCTGTCAAACTCGGGAGCCTAGTATGCCGAACGTCGTCACGCCACGGGACCTACAGACGCTGTCCAACTCCATCCTTGATGGAAGTATGAAGGCGGACAACGTTCCCAAGAATGCCCAGGCGGCGTTGCAGCAGTACTGGACGCAGCAGGGTCTCGATCCTTCTACGATGAAAGATCCCGGGAACGTCGGCGACATAATTGCTCGGCGCAACCAGCAGCAGCAGGGTTGGCTTGACAAGCTCACTAGCTCTCCCATCTTCAAGCCCATCGAGTGGGCCGGATCCAAGGTGTACTGGCTGTACTCTCACACAGTCTCTCCCGTGCTAAGTGCCATTGCCATCGGTGCGCATGGTGACATCTACGGGGATCAGGACAAGGTCAACGGTTGGTCCGCCGACTCCTTCGGCAAGCTGTGGAACGAAGCTCACAACGTCTCTCCCGGCCAGGCCGTATGGATGCTCGGCCTGAACAACAAGGAGTTGAACGACAGGGGCATTGACCCTGCCCAGATCGTCAACGACAAAAGGCGGGTGGCGGCCGGTACCTTCCAGGGCGCCAGGACCAAGTCCGATCCGCTGGGAAACGTCCCGGACTATGAGTCGTACTTCGCTTCCGGCGCCGCCAAGTATGTGACCGGTGCCACCGACTTTGCTGTCTCTTGGTACGCGGACCCGACCGTGCTCCTCGGCAAGGCCACCAAGGTTGCCAAGGCTGCTCAGTTCACGAGGCCCGTTGCCAAGGTTGCCGAGAAGGGCCAGGGCCTGGATAAGCTCGTTCAGGGTTCAACCTTCCAAAAGATGGTCGACACCGCCTGGGACGTCAAGCAGGCCAACCCGGACAACGCGGCTTTCGTCCTGCGCAACAACCTTAAGTTCGTCGCCAGGTCAGCCAATGCCGACGCCTTTACTCGCTTGCTTGTGCAAGCGAAGGACCGAGACCAGGTTGCCGACGTACTTCGCGTAACCGCAGGTGACCAGGTAGCCAAGTCCACCCTTGAGGCGACCAATGCATCGATCAGTCTGCAACTCGATCAGCTCAATCGCAGTAAGACTCTCATCGGTGCGAACTATGATGGTCTTCCCGACGCCGCCAAGAACACCCTAGTCGGCCAGACCCTCAAGCAGCATCTCGACAACCTGACCGATCAGATCGGCCACCTCGACAACGAGCAAAGTTCCATCACCGACAAGAACAACGCTTTCGGCACGATGGAGAACCTGAACTTCAACAGGTTCACCAGCCCGGTTTCCACGCGGCTCGGGCAAGCCAACATCATGGACAAGCTCAGCACGAGTAGGCCCGTAGCCGGCGTCGGCAAGACTAGGGCATTGGGTAACCTCGTGTGGAATGCTTCGGTGGCCACGCCTATTAAGATTGTTCGATCTTACGGCGATGTGCACCCGACGTTCCATGTCGACCTTCAGGACGAGGATGCCTACAAGCAGCTTGACTCTTCGCTCCGACAGAGTCCGCAGATCGACAGGGCTACTCGCCAGGCGTATGTCTCGCAGTTCATTGCGGCCACTCCGGCCGAACGGTCTCAGGTTCTCATTGACTTGGAGCACAACGAGACCCACAAGATCGTAGACAACTTCAACCAGGGCAGGCCGCCCGAGGGGCAGATATCTACCGACCAGGCGACCGAGCTGTATAAGGATTTTGCCCAGCGTCGCAAGGGAATGCAGCAGGGGTCCGCCGCCGGGCGGACCTATGGCAACGCCAGGATCGACGACCCGAACAACCCCGGTATGCAGATCCGCGTAGCGGAAGTATCGCCGGATGGGACTGCGCTAATCCCCTCTCCCATCTTTGATACTCAGCTTGCCAAGAACCATGTGCTCATGGACTTCGGCATGATGAAGCAAGCCGTTGACTCTATCGGCGAATCCATGCCTCGACTTCGCGATGCCTACGGTAAGACCTGGGCCACGACCAAGGGTGTGGCAGATACTCTCAATAGTCTATGGAGTTTCACCCAGCTCGCTCGAATCGGCTACGGTCCTCGTGCCCTCAGCGATGACTTCTTTGGCCAGCTCGCTCGGTTTGGTGGGCAGCAGATGCTCCACCGCACAATCCAGGGCAGCAAGGTTGCGGTTCAGGACTGGTTCCGCGGTAGATGGGCCCTGGAAGACGTTGAGGACAGCCGCCTTCAGGCGTCCGATCTTCAACAGAAGCTAAATGAACTCGGTCCGCAGGAGACGGAAGCCAAGAACGCAGTCCTGAACGCTAGGGCCAAGAACGATCCCAACCTTCCGCGACTTCAACAGCATTTGCAGGATGTGCAAGACGAGATCACGAGCACTCGCCAGGATCATTACACCGCCTCACAGATGACCGCCGCTGGCAGCCACACCCGTGACATCTCTATAGGCCGCCAGGTTCACTCTGGCCCGATGGCGGGCCAGGAGGGTGACCTGTTCAGGGATCTTACGGCGGGTGGGCGCAAGCTCTCCGCCGTCCTGGGGAGCGGTTCCGACTGGTATCTAAAGCGTATTCGCAGTCTGGACTGGGAAAACATCACCCCGGCTACTCATGGGACAGAGAAGCACTTCGATGCCTGGTATCGAGTCCTCAATGATCAGGTGGCCAAATCTGCCATCGGTCGACAGGCCCTTGCGGGAAAGAGCGAGAGTCAAATTGCCGAGTGGTTGAAGACCGACCTCAAAGGCAAGCAGATCCGCGTCGCTATGGGAACCCTGAAGTCTCCCGAAATAATCGCCCGGGATGCGTGGAATGAGGTTAACTACCTTGCCAACCCGGCGGCCGATGGGATGGATAAGGTTCGTCAGCAGCTTCTTCAGGGCAAGCTCGATCCGAAGCTTCTGAACGATTCCATTAAGCCTCCGAACCGTCCCGATGTCCAGGCGGAGCGAATTCGCTACGCGATGAACGATAGTCCGGTTGCTGCCCTGTTGGATAAGACCATGCAGGGCTGGTACCACTTCATGGGCGAGCTACCTGCTGAGAAGTTCCTTAGGAACCCGCTCTTCGGTGCTCAGTACAGAGCCCACCTTGACGCCTTCCAGCGAACGATGGAGGCCCAGGGCGTGCACTATATGGATGAAAACACTCGCCTCGCAGCAGAAACTAACGCAAGGCGGCTTGCCCTGAGGGACGTGAAAAGATTCACGTACTCCATGGACAACGAGACCAAGCTCGTCCACGCGATGAAAAACTATGGCGCCTTCATGGGAGCCCAGATAGAGAACTGGAATCGTTGGGGACGTATCATCTCCGATGACCCCAGTGTGCTGGCCCATGTTTCTCAGGCGTACCAGGCCCCCCTTCGGGCCGGCATCACGGTAGACACAAACGGCAACCCGGTCGACGCTTCAGGCTATAGCACGGACCCGGTAACCGGACAGAAGACCCTGACCGGCTTCGCCGATCGCAACATGATAGTACAGATCCCGAGCTATCTCGGCGGCAGGGCCTTCAATAAGTTCATTGGCCTTGACCCCGATGCAAGCTTTAAGATTCCGATGTCTACGGCTAACATCATCCTGAACAAGGGAGATGGAGCCCTGCCCGTTGGGGCGGGGCCATACGTCCAGATCGCAGCGAACCACTTCGCTAAAGACGATCCGCAGATAGCGGACTTCATGCAGAAGATGGGAGTTCTGCCGTTCGGTGCGCAGAAGTCTTGGACGGACTTCGTTAACCCCGCAACGGGAAAGCGACTCGGCGACTCTGTCGACGAGACTGGCTACACTAAGCAGCAGATGCTATGGCACATGATGCAGGTCGAGGACTACAAATACCAAAACGGTATGCGCAAGACTCAGCCGACGTGGATCGAGCTAAACACGCGAGCCAATCATTTCATGGCCTTCCGCATCGCATCTTCATTCGACCTGCCGTTTGCCCTTGGCGCCCAGGACCCGTACCAGTTCTATCGGGACGAGTTCAAGCGCATGGAGGCGATCGACCCGAGTACCGCCAATGAGAAGTACTACGACAAGTACGGTGACAGCGCCTTTGCTTTCACCCAGTCTTTGACCAAGAACAACTCCGGTCTTCAGCCCACGGTTAACTCCGTCAGCATGAGCAAGCACTATCAGGATCTCATCAGCAAGGTTGGGCCCCAGTACGCTGGTCTCGTTGTGGGGATGGAGGGCGATGGTCAGTACTCGAACGGAGCCTACTTCTACGAGACGACGCACTCCGCCGCTCCCGGTAGCACAGATACCGAGCGCAGCACCACGTCGGCTCGCGATGCCCTGTCGGCATCGCAAACCAACCTCGGTTGGATGCAGTACTCCAAAGAGATGGACAAGATCAATGCTCAGCTCTTCTCTCGCGGTCTTAGGTCCTACGATGATCCCGGAGCGGAAGACCTGAAGGCTCAGCGCAAGGGTGTCATCTTGGCGCTCACCACGCAGAAGTTGCCCGATGGTTCTAACAACCCGTACTACAACGAAGACTGGGACAAGGCGTACAACACTCTCAGTCCTACGAAGTATGAGCGCACCGCCTATGATCTTCAGAAGATTGTAGACGATCCCGAGATCATGAGCAAGGCGTATGACCAGAAGACTGGGACCGTTGGCATTCGCTCCGACCTGTACACCTTGCAGGCGTATCTTGACCAGCGAACTAACATGCAGAAGGCCCTAGCGGAGCGCAAGTTCGCCGGTGGCTCTAGTGACATCAATGCCCACTCGAACTACGATCTGAAGAGCAGCTTTTCGACATTCACCACTGCGCTCATCGAGGCCGATACAAAGTTCAGCTCGCTGCATTCTAGGTACTTCTCGAATGACATGGGCTACAACGAAGACAGTGTGATCCCGAAGGCTCAGCAGGAGCAGCTTCAGTCAGCTGGCGCGACTCTCCAGGGAACTTCGCAGCCTGACCTTGTGGATCAAATGATGCAGGAGTCCGGACAATGACAACCCCTCCGCAGTCCCTCACCGCCGTTAGCAAGGCATACGCGGCCTCGCAGCAGCAGAGTACGTCGGG